ACTTACTATAACGCGCTTTTGGGCAACCCAACCTACCGATCACAAGGTAGGCGTAAGTTAGCTCAAGACTCCTTAATGTACACGGGTACATTGCTGTCCAGTGGACAGCCGTGGCCCAACGTACCAGAGAACCTAGTCAATCGGGTGACGACGCAAGCGCTTAACCGCGCTCACGATCAACACATCGACATAGCCACAACCATTGCGGAGTCTAAGAAGACTTACAATGAGCTGGTTAGCTTGGTTAGACAAGTTGCTTTAAGTTACAAGCAGCTTCGTCGTGGCAACTGGAACGCCGCACTTCGGATCATAACTGGATCCAAAGTCGGGAAGGGTGTTAACAAGAACCCTTCCAACGCTTGGCTACAATACCAGTATGGTATTATGCCTATTATGCGTGACGCCCAGGGGCTGGTTTCTTTGCTCAATGCCTCCTTCAAAGCTGAAGGAGCACACTTTGTAGCAAAGTCGTCAGCAGTCGAATCAGTATTTTTGCTACCAACGATACCCCCCGCTAGCTGGAAACAGTTTAGCGAGGTTCAGTCGTTGAAGTACGGTGCCACAGCGAAGTACTATTTTCGCATCGATGACACTGTACTGGAGATGCTAACCAACGCGGTTAGTTTGCAGCCTTTGACAGTTATATGGGAACTTCTTCCATATAGCTTCATCGTTGATTGGTTCTTTCCAATCGGCAGCTTTCTCCAGGCAACAAATGCTACTGTAGGCTTGACATTCTCGGACGGCTACATCGGTCGAAAGTCGACCTTTGATTACCGTCTAAGCTACTGGCCAATCTTTAACCCTGCGAATTCTATCACAGGTCGATTGCCAGAATCGCACATACGCAACGTGTGTATGTCTCGTACTAGGATTTCTTCTTTCCCTAGTGCGAAGCTTTACGTCAAGTCCCCGTTCTCCGGCTCACACGTGACTAGTGCTCTCGCACTTCTCACTAACCTCAGAAGGTAGCAATATCGCTACCTGATCACCTTAAATGGAGGCTTAACATGCCCCTTCTACAGGCTATCTCCCTTAATGATCGGGAGACAACACCAGTCGCACACGTTTTCAACCCACATGACTCTGTCAATGGTGTTGGTATCGTGAAGAATACGACTGGCGTACCGCTCGGCGCCGAGACGCTGACGGTTTCGATGCGTGGATCGCCAAACGGGCGATACCGCGGTAAAGTGAACCTTACGGTTCCCGTTGTGCAAACCGAAACTATCAATGGCATTTCGACGCCAGTGGTAGTCCGGACCGCATACGTATCGCTGGAGGTCACGTTCTCTGACAAGAGTACGCTTCAGGAACGAGACAACGTCATCGGCATGCTTGCTGATGCTTTGGCTCCTTCCAAGACCTTGGTCAATGATGCATTGGTAAAATTGGAAGGCGTGCGCTAACATGCGCATGCCCAAAATTATACCGGTCGTCCTGCTCCTTGCTTGTGGAGCAGCTGCCATGTTAGGCAGTAGCATCGGAAACAAGATGTTAGGTCATATGCTCGAATACTATTCCGAGCAGATTGGCCTAGAGTCTAAATACCCTCTTTACAATGGTATTAAGGCTGACCCTCGGGTCTTTCTTGTTTAACCAGCGATCCTTAGGGCAATAATGCTCTAAGGTAATCTTTCATAAGGATGAATTCCATGCGAGATTCGAAACGGGACCAACGTCGAAGTAAACATTTTGACGTTAGGTTACCACCTCATCTGCACGACAACCTCGTTGATGATCTTGGGCGAGCCCTTGAATCATCCATAGGCATTCTGCGTAACGGAGTTTCCAACTCCATAACATTTAAAGCAGAGTGGCAGCAGGCAATGATGATGTCGAAATTCTCCGACATCACGACCAAACCTGCAAATGAACGACGAGAGTCAGCCATTAAGAAATGGCTGCTTGCAGAGTCACGAAACCGAGCGACTAACACGCGATTGCTTATTGATGAATGCAACTTCCCTATCCATTCGGAGAAGGCGGTTGTTACATCGAGAAAGCTTAAGCGTGTGGCCCGAAAAGTGGTCTCATCGATCATTGGTGAAACCCCGCCTGATGACATCATGTCATTAGGTGGTTTCACCGGGGGCGCCAGCACACGTGTCAAACGTGGACCTGGTGCAATAGCGCAAAAGTTCGTAGGTCAAGCACATGTCACCCAGGAGGGACTCGAGGTATTTCGCACGAAAGTGCTTCCTCTCTACCCTGCCTGGACCCATCTATATGTTAC